AGGCTCTAGGGGCGCCGATGGCAGACCGGTCAGCAAATAGTCTGCCCCCTTTTAAACTTTAGGTTGGTAGTGCCTAGCATAAGTCCGATGGCTGCAAAACTACAACAGACATAACAAAAAAGGAGAAAATTATGTCAACTACAATAACCGGTAATGTTAAATTACCAAAAACAGACGATATCATTGTCATAGGCCGGCCCGGTAAGTATGCTGACGTTTCGGTTAATATTCAAGGTGATATTAACCGAGATACGGACAGCGGCAGAGTAAAGAAAAACCTCAAAGAAGGCTGGAAGTGGACCTTATATAGTCCTATCATTGTTGCAGTTTTTCCCAATGAGAAAAAGCTGCTTCTAGATGGCGATCACCGCCGACATATGTATCGTTTGACTTTTCCAGATGCGAAAACTATTCCGGCATATCTGATTGAAGTTGAGAGCTTGGAAGACTACCATAGGCTTTTCTATGAGGTCAACTGGGAGAAGCGTAAAAACGCCACCAAAGAAGAGGTGTTTGTTCACCAAGTTAAGGCTAAGATTCCAGCCGCTCTCGCTTTAAATTTGGAGCTAATCCGTTGTGGTGTTAGTATCTATGGCTCTTCAGACAAGGGTGGCGTTGTCGGCTTTGTCGGGGGACCTAACGTGAGTGTGGGCGCCTTTCGGCGTACACTAAAGCGCGGTTCTGATGAGGCAAAGATGTCTATTAATATTTTGAGGAATGCGTGGCCCAACGACACCAAGCTTCAAGGAGAATTGATGGAAGCAGTTGCTTTACTGTATAATGTTTATCCAATTCTGGCCGATCAACAGTCCAAAATCTCAAAAGATTTTGATAACTGGTTTGTGAGGCATTTAGGCATGTATTCGCAACACAATGCTGCGGCAGACTATAAGTCTCGCGGCGGTAGAGTCCACCACCGGCATGCAGAAAGTATTGCTCGCGGCTTAATCACTGATTATCGTCGCGCCCAACTTACTAACGGGGTGACCGCAAAATACAAGCAGAAGAAATTGAGCCTTAAGTTGATCAACAACCTTATTGATTGACACATAAAGCCGCTGGCACACCGGTTAAAGTGTGCCGCACTTATTTTAAGGAGAATAAATGGCTAGAAAAGCTAAGCAGGATAAACAAACTAAAGCCGGTCGAGTGTCAATGCAAGATTTAATGAAGCTTGTAAACAAAAAAGCAGGTAGAAACGTTGCTCACGATCTGACGGGTGACAATCCTACTGAAGTCAAAGAATGGATTCCAACCGGCTCTCGCTGGCTTGACTCCATCATATGTAAGGGACAAGTCTCTGGCATTCCAGTCGGCAAGGTCACCGAGATCGCCGGCTTGGAATCCACAGGCAAATCTTACATGGCCGCACAAGTGGCCGCAAATGCACAGAAACAAGGGAAGATGGTGGTATATTTCGATTCGGAGTCTGCCATTGACCCTGCGTTTTTGGAGCGTTCTGGATGCGATTTAGAGCGCTTAATGTACATTCAAGCATCCTCTGTCGAGTTCGTATTGGAAACGATTGAGGAACTTTTGGGAGCGACGGATGAACAACTATTGTTTGTTTGGGACTCTCTGGCTTTCACGCCGTCCGTGTCTGACGTAGAAGGAGACTTCAACCCACAGTCATCGATGGCGATGAAGGCACGCATTCTCGCCAAGGGAATGTCCAAGCTGGTTATCCCGATTGCGGATAAGAAAGCCACATTGTTGGTTCTCAATCAGCTTAAAACAAATATTCCTCAAGGACCAAATGCACGAATTGTTGCGATGACAACTCCTTATATCACCCCGGGTGGCAAGGCCATGCACTATTCGTACTCTTTGCGCATTTGGCTGACTGGTCGCAAGGCAAAGTCAGCATTCATTGAGGATGAAAAGGGATTCCGAATTGGTTCCGAAGTGAAGTGCAGGCTTGAGAAGTCTCGCTTTGGAACCCAAGGAAGATCTTGCGCTTTCAGAATCTTATGGGGCACCGAAGAAATTGGTATCCGAGATGAAGAAAGTTGGTTTGACGCTATTAAGGGATCTGACTGTCTCACGTCGGCTGGTGCATGGTATACGTTAACTATGCCAGATGGATACACGAAGAAATTTCAACCCTCCAAGTGGACTGAATTAATTACAACTGATATTGAATTTAAAGAGCAGGTCGTGCGTCTAATGGATGAGGAGATTATTCAGAAATTCCAACGTCGAGAAGGAGATGCTGAAGCATTTTATTCTGATCCGGAAGATCTGACTGTTCCTTTAAAAGAATAACAACAGGAGAAATTAGTCATGACAAGTTTATTCACCTTACTGATGGTGGCAATGGTAGGCACCGCAGATGCGGGCCCACATCACCATCATCAGAAGCCGCATGTTAAGCATCACGCTGCAGCGCACCATTCACACGTTCACAAACCTAAGCACGTGCGCGCTTATCGCCATGCTGGGTACAAATACTATCGCCACGCTAACGTAGTGTGGAGATGGGTGCCGGGTCACTGGCTTGGCGTACGCTGGGTAAGAGGACACTGGGAATTTAGTTACAGAATCTGAAAATAGTTGTTGACTTTGACCTCCTGATCGGCTATACTAATAATCGATCAGGAGGTTTTTGTTGAACATATTCGTATTACATAAGGATCCTGCTATCGCTGCTACTATGGCATGTGATAAGCATGTGGTCAAGATGATTTTGGAGACAGCACAGATGTTGTGTACTGCAGCACGCGCGCTGGGTTCCGACGCGCCATATGGTGCTACACATAAAAAGCACCCATGCACTATTTGGGCAGGTGCTTCGCAAGGTAATTGGGATTGGCTCATTGCACACGGTATAGCACTGTGTGCAGAGTATACCAAACGCTATGGCAAGGTGCATAAAAGTCAGGCAGTTATTGAGCATTGCGCAAAGCTATCATTAGACTTTCCAAGCACGCAGCAGACGCCCTTCGCGCAGGCAATGCCACCACAATACAAAAATGAGTGTGTGGTCACTGCTTATCGCGCGTATTACCATGGAGAGAAAGCACGTTTTGCCACGTGGAAAACTAAACAGCCAGACTGGTGGAGAGGATAAAAAATGAAAAGAGTATTAATTTTTGATGCACTGAATGCATATTTGAGGGCCTACATCGTAGACCCGTCGCTGTCGTCCAACGGACAACCTATCGGAGGAATCAAGGGTTTCATCAAGATCCTCCAGAAGCACGTTAGGGAAGCCAACCCTGATGAGATTGTAGTTTGTTGGGACGGCCCTAACGGCTCAGCCAAACGTAAGATTATGGACAAGGGCTATAAGGAAGGTCGAAAGCCATTGCGACTTAACCGAGCGTTCCATAACCTTTCAGAACTTGAAGAGTCAGAAAACAAGGTGTGGCAACAGGGTCGCATTATGGAATATCTCAATCAGATGCCCATTGTGCAGACTATCATTCCAGAGATTGAAGCTGACGATGTGATCGCTTATCTCACCCAGATGGAGTATTACAAGGGCTGGCAGAAGATTATTGTCTCTAATGACAAGGATTTCATGCAATTGTGCGATGATGAGACTGTTCTTTATCGCCCGACCAAGAAGGAGATCTTAAACAAACAGAGGATCGTAGAACAGACCGGCGTGCATCCGACGAATATGGCGCTAGCACGTGCTATAATTGGAGATGCTTCAGATAACCTGCCGGGAATCAGAGGTGCGGGCTTTGCTACGGTTGCAAAAAGACTCAATTTTTTGTCCGCCGAAAAAACCTATACAATCCAAGAAGTTATAGATTTCTGCGAGAAGACAAACAGCAAATTAAAGTTCTTTTCCAACATTGTTGAGGGAAAGGAAATCGTCGAACATAATTATAAAATGATGCAGTTGTACGCACCCCAGATGTCAATTCAATCTAAGATGGTTGTAAAAAACGCGATAGAGAACTTTGAATGTACCTTTAATAAAACTGAGATCATTCGTATGATGAGAGAAGATGGATTCGGAGAGTTAAACTGGGAAGACTTGCGCACTAATTTGAATCGAATTACCTATAGCTGCACACAAGAGACTTGACATTCTGTATATGGATGTTATAATATAAACACACGAGAGGGGCAAATATGTTAGCAACGGCGGAGAGCGTCAATTTTAGTAGATACGGAAAAGCATTTCAAGAGGGATTGGTACAGCTGATCTTTGAGGATCGGCCTTTTGCCGACCAGATCACTGAAGTGTTGGACATTAATTTCTTAGACTTACAATACCTACGGGTGTTTGTTCACAAGATTGTAACGTATCGGGCAAAGTATAATAAGCATCCGTCTGTTGAAGCCATGATGACGATTGTCCAGACGGACATCGGTCACGAAGACGAAGTAGTTCAGAAGCAGCTTCGCGAATACTTCCATCGGATTCACAATCGAGAACTAAATGACATTGAATATATCAAGGAACAATCGCTAGACTTCTGCAGAAAGCAAAAGTTGAAAGAGGCTATGCTGAAGTCAGTCGGGCTGCTGCAGAATTGCTCCTTTGATGAGATCTCCAGTGTTATTAATGAAGCCCTCAAACTTGGGTCTGAGAACAACTTTGGTTATGATTACCTCGCAGATTTTGAAGAGAGGTTTCTCCCCAAGCATCGACACCCTGTTAGCACTGGCTGGTCAGACATTGATAAGATTAGTGGCGGCGGATTGGGTAAGAGCGAACTTGGTGTTGTCATAGCCCCCACGGGAGCCGGCAAGTCAATGGTGCTTGTACACCTTGGCACCGAAGCCTTGAGGGAGGGTAAGACAGTTGTCCACTATACACTGGAGCTACAGGATACGGTCATTGCAAATCGTTATGATTCCTGTTTGACAGGCTATCCTCTGTCTGACATTATTAATTTTAAAGACGAAGTGTACGAGGAGGTCAAGAACCTCGATGGCTCTCTAATTATTAAAGAATACCCAACCAAGTCTGCGTCGACGAATACAATTCGTTCGCACCTTGCGCGCCTCGTGAAGAGGGGGATAAAGCCCGGTACGATCATCGTAGACTATGGAGATCTCTTGCGTCCGGTTACAGTTAGGAAAGAGAAAAGGAACGAACTTGAATCGATTTATGAAGAGTTGCGTGCTATTTCAACCGAGTTTCAGTGTCCTGTTTGGACTGCTTCGCAAACCAACCGCTCTGGACTCAACGCAGAGGTCATCACAATGGAGCAGATTTCCGAAGCATTCAACAAGTGCTTTGTGGCTGACTTTATTTTCTCAGTCTCGCGAACTATCGAAGATAAGCAGAAGAATCTAGGAAAGATCTTCATCGCTAAGAACAGAAATGGGCCAGATGGCATTGTTTACCCCATTCATATGGACACATCAAATGTCAACATTAAGATATTGCCACCGAACAATCCCCATATGCAAAACGGCAAGGTTCCCCTCAATCCGGTAACCTTAGATGCATCAATGCAGAGGGATCTATTAAAACAGAAATACACCAAGCTTAGAAAGAAAGGGAGATAAAAAGCTTTATGAGAACAATACAAAACATTCGCCGCTTCAGACTGTCCGATACATTTATCGAACCATATAAGACTGCCGAGGTTCCATGGGGGCCACTGGGCTATGTCACGTTCAAACGAACTTATTCTCGTCGCCTAAACGAATTCGATCCAGAGGCTACTGGTTCTGAAGAGTGGTGGCAGACATGCCGCCGCGTTATCGAAGGCATGTTTAACATGCAAAAGCAACACGTGTTCCTTCTAGGATTGGAGTGGATTGATTCCAAGGCACAAGCCACAGCAAAGGATGCATATGATCGATTATTTAATCTCAAGTGGACTCCTCCCGGTCGCGGCCTCTGGATGATGGGCACAAAGTTTATCGAAGAGAGGACTGCAGCGGGACTCTTTAATTGTGCGTTTCGTTCTACAAAGGATTTGTCGACTAAGGGCGGCTACTTGTTTGCGTGGATGATGGACGCTTTGATGGTGGGCATTGGGGTCGGGTTTGACACCGAGGGCGCCGGCACTATCACCATTCGAGAGCCGCAGTATACTAATGATACTTTGGTTATTGATGACTCCCGTGAAGGTTGGGTGGACTCTGTGCATATGCTATTGGATGGCTTCTTCTTTGGAGCGAAGGTGCCGAAGTTTGATTACTCGGCCATCCGGCCCGAAGGCGCGCTCATCAAGGGCTTTGGAGGCACATCGAGCGGCGCCGGCCCCCTTAAAGAGTTGCATCAAAATCTTACTGAGTTGTATTCTAGCAAGTTGGGAGAACCTATTACGTCGGTAGACATTGTGGATACTGAAAACCTTATTGGACGCTGCGTTGTCGCAGGGAACGTACGTCGTTCAGCCGCACTGGCTATGGGCCATCGCGATGATCGGCAGTACCTTGAGATGAAGAACGATCAAGAGAAGCTTTACCATCACCGTTGGGGTTCCAACAACTCTTTTAATGCGGTGGTTGGCATGGACTATGAGTGGCATGCCGAACAGAGCAAGAACAATGGAGAGCCCGGCTACATCTGGCTCAACAACGCACGCACAAGGGGGCGCTTTAAGGATCCCGAGAGGTATGATGATGTAAATGTTGCCGGATTCAATCCGTGCGTTGAGCAGCAGCTTGAAGATGCCGAGTTGTGTTGCTTGGTGGAAACCTTTCCTGCCAAGCACGACGACTATGAAGACTACCAGAGGACCCTAAAGATTGCCTATTTGTATGGGAAGACTATTACGCTTTCCAACACTCATTGGCCGGAGACCAATGCAAAGATGCTCAAGAACCGTCGTATTGGTCTGTCCCAGTCGGGGGTTGTGCAGGCATTCAATAAGTTTGGCCGCCGTGAGATGTACCAGTGGTGCGACCGAGCCTATGAATATGTTCAGTCGTTAGACGAGGAATATTCTAACTGGCTTTGCATTCCAAAGTCTGTGCGCACAACTTCGATTAAGCCATCCGGCACTGTTTCGCTTCTCAATGGTTCCACACCCGGTATCCATTTCCCCGAGAACGAATACTATATTCGTCGGATTCGATTTGCGAAAGATTCAAAACTCCTTGACACTTTGCGTGATGCAGGATATACTATTGAAGATGACAAGTACTCCCCTAACACTGTTTGCGTTGAGTTTCCAGTCAGGGAGCCGTACTATCACAAAGGAAAGAAGGATGTATCTATTTGGGAACAGCTAGAAATTGCAGCCCAGTACCAACATTATTGGGCGGACAACTCAGTATCAGTGACTGTAACGTTTAACTCTGATGAAGCTTCACAGCTAAAGAGTGCGCTTGAAATGTATGAGACACGCTTGAAGGCGGTTTCATTCCTCAAATATGAGGAGACTGGTTACGAGCAAGCTCCTTATGAGCCTATTACTCAAGAGCAATACCAAGAGCGTGTGGCGGTCTTGAGACCCATCCACCGCTTTGATGACGAAGAGGGTGGCAGCGGAAGTAAGTTCTGCACAAATGATACTTGCACAATCTAAGAGAGGTATAAATGAACTTTAATCACTTGCTGGACGAACGCCAGCAACGAGCGCGTTGTCGCGGGCGACTTAATGAATGTTATTGGTTGCCCGCCGGCGATGCCAAAGCTACGGCCGGAAAGAATGTTAACCTTACGATGTACTGTAAAAGGTGCCAGTCGCGCGAGGACATCTTCTTGACCGAGAATGAATACAAGATTCAACGAAAACTAATTGAAAAGGAGGTAGGAAATGTTTGATTCTTTCAAGCCTGTGAACAGGTATATCCAGATAGAAGTGGAGAAAACTACGGATAGCGCCACAGACGTGGGCATTGTCCTTCCAGAGGATTACGCCCCCAAAAAAGAAAGACATGTGACAGCGCGTGTGGTCAACTGGGCAGCCGATGTTAGGTTTGTTGATCGGCTTGGACTCGGTAACAAACTAGTTATTGATCAGAGCATGATTGAGGAAATCCAGATAAATAATAAGAAAATTACTGTGATTCTAGATAATTATGTTGTGGGCATAATTTAGGGAACCGATAAAAATGGATAAGGACTTTTATAATCAGTCGTCAGCGACTCAGCTTGGATGGGAGCCGTCATGGTTTGGCGAAAAGCATTTCGATGACAAGCTTGTGCGTGCGATTAAGAAATGGCAGAAGGCTCATGGCCTAACTGCGGATGGACTATGTGGTCCAGCTACATTCCGTCGGATCTGGACTGCAAGACAGGCAGAGATCGATGAACACAAGCCGCAAGATTGCCAATACTCCAACTACTTGGTCTACAATAGCAACTTTGTTCCAATTGAATGGGACCGTGTTGTTCTGTGGTCGGAGAAAGGTGGACTTGCAGCGAAAGCTGGCAACTATTATGATTACTCTGGCCGACCGAAGAGGGGCATTCGACTGTTTGTGAATCACTGGGACGTGTGCCTCAACTCGCATGCGTGTAACAGCGTTCTCAACCGAAGAGGAATCTCGGTACACTTCCTTATTGACAATGATGGGACTATCTATCAGACAATGGACATGCAACACGGTGGTTGGCATGCTGGCACAAGCCGCGTGAATCGTTCGTCAGTGGGTGTAGAAATCACAAATGCCTATTACCCCAAGTACCAAGATTGGTACGTTAGAAACGGCCACGGAGAGCGCCCCCTCGTGGAGGATGCGTGGGTTCATGGCACTAAGTTGGATCCGTTTCTTGGGTTTTATCCCGTGCAGATTGAAGCAGCTAAGGCTCTTTGGAAAGCAATTGAGTCAGCCACAAATGTAGAATTTCAGACACCACTTAGCCAGTTTGGCAAGACATCTACAAAGTACGTTCAAGATGTGGTGTACGGAAAGTATCAAGGAATTGTTAGTCATTACCACTGCAGCAAAAGAAAGATTGATTGCGCAGGGTTAGATATTCATACATTAATCCAAGAGGTGAAGGGTGAAGAATGAAAACTATGCTAAAAGTATTGAACTATATGGCGATGGGAAGGGGCACGTAGAATATGTTGAGCATATGGGGACAGATCTTTCTGTTGTCAATAGTGCTCGCGTATCTTTTGGTAAGCATAAAGAAGAATTAGATGATAGAGACAAGAAGCTTATTACCTATTTGGTTAGGAACAGACACACTTCAACACTTGAACATAACTTGGTCACATTTCGGTTTTGCGTGCCTTTGTATGTGCGCAGTCAGCATCACCGCCATCGTACTTGGTCGTACAATGAAATCTCCCGGCGATACACAGATATCGATCTTAAATTTTATGAACCGCAGGAGTTCAGAACCCAACATGAATCCAACCGACAAGCCTCCAACGCAGAAGAGTTGATTAACCCACACGTATGGAGAGGGTTTATGGGAGACAAGGTGTCCCATCAACTGAAGAAGCACCATGAGGAGTGCTTGACATTTTATAACAATATGATTAAAGCAGGCGTTTGCCGAGAGCAAGCCCGTGGAGTTCTACCACAGAACCTCTACACCGAATACTACGGCACAGTCAATCTGTCTAACCTCTTGAAGTTCATTGACCTTCGCACACACGAAGGGGCACAATGGGAGATTGTAAAAGTCGCTGAAGCGTGCTTGGAGATTGCCACGGATCTTTGGCCGGTCACAGTGAAAGCGTACCGTGACATTCGGAACAAATAATGAAAGTCATAATGAAAGTCGGTGATTTAGTGCGACTAACCAGTCTTGGAACTCGGGAGTGCACTATGCTCGGGTATGTCGCGAAAAAAGATGCATATGACCACTGCTGGGTTCAGTGGTTTGCCGAAGAGTCTCGCCACAGTCAGACTCGTATTGACACTTTGGAAGAGACTGGTGGCTGGAAAGTGGAGGTAGCAAGGGAAGGTCGATGGCTAAGATGGAGAGCGAAGAATGAAATTTCTTAACAAAAAAGGTGTCCAACACGATTAAGGAGAACGAAGAATGAAAGTCGGTGACATAGTAAGGGTTACAAATTATAAGACTTTGTACGAACAACAAGGAAAACTCCGAGCGCGTTGGGATGGAGGAAAAAGGGCAGAAGATTACAGAGGCAAAGTAGGCGTTGTCTTTGAATATAAAAACTTACCAGAGCCTGATCCTGATATTGTAGAGATAGACTTGCCAGAATGGATTTATGTAAAATTTGATGATGGCTTCATAGGGAACTATACTCCAGAACATTTGAAAAAGGAGAGCGAAGAATGAAATTTCTTAACTGGCTTAAACACAGGCTATCTCACAAGCTAGCCCACTACTCCCCCCAGAGAATAAAAGAATTCCTTAAGGAAAACGGACTCGCGTTTGTTATAATCTTTGTTGGGTGGGAGATTGTCGAGGACGTAGTATTCCCGATTGTGTTCGGAGTATTAGGAAACCACATCCACCCAGCATTTTACGCAGGCATTCCTGCATCGTTGATCTTGTGCTTTCATTGGTTGGCTGTCCCTATTCTCTGGGGCATCTGGCTGAAAATAAATAAGAAGAGCAAGGATGTAGAAGTCGATTGTTGTGGAGAGCACGAAGAATGATTGATGTAGCTATTACATTTTTTAGCCTCGGACTTTTTGTTGGCTGGTGTGTTTTTCACTCCGCTAATTGTTGTCTTATTAAGGAGAACGAAGAGTGATTCTTAATTATGATAAGATAGTGATTGGTAGTTCGCTCGAAGCATTGATGTTTGCTTTCAATAACCAACTACCAGTCTTCTTTTCTGAAGCTGAACGTCCGTTTCGGTTTGACTTTCTCGATCCGTCATTGGACTTGTCTGATTTGAATTTGGAGAACGAAGAGAGAACCTTGAGAACTTTCGATATGGAAATGAAAGTTGGACTACCCAAAGAAATATTATGGGAGCGTCTAATGTTTGTGCTTTCATATTTTGGAAAGGTTCCTTTTGCAAACCTTTGTAAGTCAATGCGCTACACAGGTTCTACTATTGTTTTTTCTGATGAGTACTCTAAACTGGCAGAGATTAACTTCAACCATTGTTATTACTTTGGTGACAAAAACTGTCACAAACTTTTAAATGAAAAGCCTGTTGACACGGGCGAATATATATGCTATGATTGGATAGCATTCAATAGAGGAGGAAAGCACGACATTGACTTCATTACAACTGAAGATGATTTCGTTAGGTCCATATGGTTCTATTCTTCTGACCGAATTGATGGGAATAGTCCTGTTAAGGACGCTTGTGTGGTATCACACTTGACTACCGAACAGCTATCAGACTTTGATTATTCAGAGACTATGGCGAGATTCAAGATGCTCCACGAGATGGAGAGTCGCGGAATGAAAGGAAAGTTTAATGGCTATGGACCCAACGGAAAACCAAAACATTATAGATTTAGAACAACACATATCACCCGAGGAACAAAAAAGAAGAATGAAACGTTTGAATCAGCACAAAGCTACATCGAAATTCCTAACTGCACTGAATACAATTTGTACAAAAATTTATCACCGGCTAGTGTGGCGTACAATAGACTTTTGAGGGTATTGTGAATCGCCGCATTCATGTGGCCGGCATCATCCCATTAGCAAATCTTCAGACGGATCATGATTTGCTCACACCGTCTTGTTTGTTGCCGATTGATGCTGGCTTCACTGCTATTCAAAAGTCTGTTTTTGAGTGTGCTATAGCGGGCTGTAAAACTATATGGATTGTTGCTAATCAAGACCTCGCGCCAATTGTCCGCAAATGTGTGGGTGACTGGGTACAAGATCCCGTTTATTATAACCGAACAAAGGTAAAATTCTACAAGGAATTACGCAAAGAGATACCTATTTATTACGTCCCGATCAATGATCGTGACCGCGACCGCCGCGATTCGTACGGCTGGTCAGTTCTGCACGGAGTAAATTCAGCGTGGTGGGTTGGCAATAAGATTTCGAAATGGCTTGTGCCAGAGAAATATTTCATTTCGTTCCCCATGACAGCATACGATATATATTCCTTACGAGAACACCGAAGAGAAATAGCCGATACAAAGGCTAATTTCTTTTTAACCTATAACGACAAAACAGTGAAGGATAATGTTCCATTGCCCTTTACCATGAAAGGAGAAGATTTTATACAATGTCGAAGAAAAGTAAACAAGCTGACAACAAGGGAGTTTTTACCACCGCCCCCAGGCGAAAAGTATCCGTCCCAAAGACTCCCCCTAAACCAAAGGTGGTCGGCACGAAATTTTGGTTTTGATACAGTGTTCAGTGAGGTGTTGGCAGATGCGCCACACGCCGTCGAGTTGGAATGGTTTTATGATATATCCACGTGGGGAGAATATAGGAAGTTCCTGGGTTCTGAAAATAATATAAAAAAACCCTACAAGGGGTTGACAGGGCCGCACAAACATGCTAAATTAATAATCCAAGAGGAGGAAATATCTTGAACCGAAAACAATCTGAAATTAAATTTGTGGGTCTGCACGCACATAGCGTAGCAGGCTCTCTCTTTGATGCCCTAGGGTATCCACAAGCACATATGGACTTTGCGTATGAAAATGGGTGCGATGCGCTGGCATTAACTGACCATGGAAATATGAACGGACTGGCTTATCAAGTCCTGCACGCTCGCAAGATGCAGGAAGAAGGTAAAGACTTCAAGCCCATCTTTGGCTGCGAAGCATACTTTCTGCCATCACTTGATGACTGGCGCGATGAGTACGCGAAGGCTATGGAGGACAAGAAGCGAGCACGTTCCATCAAGAAGTCTGGACAGTCAGGCGCAACAGTTGAAGACGAGACCGATAGCAAGAAGGTGCAAAGTATTTTGCGCCGTCGCCGTCACTTGATTTTACTGGTACAGAACCAGACTGGTCTAAACAATCTATTCAAATTGATTTCAGAATCCTATCAGCCCGAGAACTATTATCGGTATCCGCGTTTGGATTACGCACTGCTTAAGAAGTACAACGAGGGCATCATCGCCGCGTCTGCTTGTCTTGGCGGCGTCTATGCTGGTAATTATTGGGAGAACCGAGAAGATGGTGACGAAGCAGTGTTGACTGCCATGCGCGAAACAACAGCGCAGATGGTTGATATCTTTGGAGATCGCTGGTACGCAGAACTCCAGTGGAACAACATTCCCGAGCAGCACGAACTCAACCAGTACATCATCAAAGTTGCCAAAGAGTTTGGCGTTGGACTGATTTCTACAGCCGACAGCCATTACCCCAACCCTGACGCTTGGAAGGATCGCGAGCTTTACAAGCGTCTTGGTTGGCTTGGCAAGGGTGCTCCCGACTGGGCTGACGGCAACGAGTTGCCCGATGGCGTCGAAGAGATTGGTTACGAATTGTATCCGAAGAACGGCGATCAGATGTGGGAGAGCTACAAGAAGTACGCCGCAGACTATGACTATGATGATCAGCTTGTCTTGGATTCTATTCAGGAAACTTACACGATTGCACACGAGCGCATCGAGACTTTCTTCCCTGACAATACGGTCAGCCTTCCTTCTTTTGTGGTCCCCGCAGGCTTTACAGATGATCAAGCACTAATTAACCTATCCCTTGAAGGGCTTAGGGAGAAAGGGCTTCATGAACAGCAGGCGTATTTGGACCGTCTTGATCGTGAGTTACATGTTATTAGTGATAGGGGTTTTAGTAAGTATTTCCTCACTATGAAGGCAATCGCCGACGTAGCTAATAGTATGATGTTGGCTGGCCCTGGTCGCGGTTCTGCGGCTGGGTCGCTGGTGGCGTACGCCTTGGGAATCACACAGATTGATCCCATCAAATACGGGCTACTGTTCTCGCGGTTCCTACGTTCTGACGCTACCGACTATCCAGATATTGATTACGATGTATCCGACAGCATGCTACTCAAAGAGAAGCTGGTTGATATGTGGGGCGAGGATACGGTTGCTCCAATTTCCAACTGGAATACGCTGCAGCTTCGTTCGCTTATCAAAGATATTTCAAAGCTGTATGGTATCCCCTTCACCGAAGCGAACACGGTTACAAGCGTCATGATGCGCGAGGCTACCCCTGTTGCCAAGAAGGCGCACGGCATGAAGGCTGGTGTTTATACGCCAACTTGGGAAGAGGTTATGGAATATTCCAGTTCTCTTCAGGCATATTTGCGCAAGTATCCAGCGGTCAAGGCTCACGTTGAGGGGCTTGTGGGGCAGGTTAGGTCATGCTCCCGCCACGCTGGTGGTGTTGTGATCGCAGAGAACCTTGATGAGAGCATGCCTCTGATTAACTCTGGCGGTGTGCGCCAAACACCATGGTCCGAAGGTCAGAACGTTCGCCACCTTGAACCGATGGGTTTCATTAAGTTCGACTTACTTGGGCTTTCTACGCTGAAGATGATGGAGGGCTGCATCGAGCACATCCTTCGCCGCCATCATGGCGTTGAGAACCCGACATTCAACGACGTCAAGAAGTATTACGACGAGACCATCCATCCAGATGTGGTAGACCTTGATGACAAGAAGGTTTATAAGAACACATTCCACCGAGGGAAGTGGGCTGGTATCTTCCAGTTTACTGAAACTGGAGCGCAGAACTTCTGTAAGCGTGTCAAGCCCAACAACATCATTGATATCTCGGCTATCACCTCGATTTATCGCCCTGGTCCTTTGTCTGCTGATGTGCATGAAGAGTACATCGAAGCCATGGGCCACCCACATCGCATCCAATACCTATCGGATGACGCACGAGAGATCACGCAAGAAACGTTTGGATTCCTAATCTTTCAGGAACAGATTGCATTGCTGGCTAACA